GCATGGTTTTACGATAGTCTCTAATGATTGACATGTAGCCATTGTGTTAAGTATTAAAGAGCCCCCTTGGTAGAGGGCTCATGATTATTATTATGCGTAGAAAACGATTTCTTGAGGATTAACAAAGTTAAATCCTACTTTCATGTTAGCACGTGTACGGATGTACGGCTCAGCTACAGTATCAGCTAAGTTAACAGCACGTAGGTCAGAAGAGTCACCCTCAGCATCAAATGCGTAGATAAGGTTGTCTTTCAAAGTCCACACGAATGTGTTGTTTGACATACCTGGACATACTACAATCTTAACACCTAAGAAAGTCAAAGACAAATCTTGAGTAATGTATGCTTGAGTGTTACCTGAAGCTACTCCTAATCGGTAGATATTAACCAATTGAGTAGGCATGTACAAACGTAAATCAGCTGTACGTGTAGCAATAGTTGCAGGAAGTAAAGCAAATGCAGTAGACAAAGCAGCCTCTAATGCAGTAAAGTTAGCAATTGAACCTGAACCACCATTGATAACTGGAAGTGTTCCTGGAGGAGGAGTCAAACCTGCAGTCAATGCTTTCTCATAACCATCACACAAAGCAAGTGTAGGGTTTAATGAAGTTGTATCACCTTGCCAACGGATAAGCTCGATATCTCCGTTAATTTTGTTAGCCATCTCACCCCAATAGAATGACATGAAAGATGCAACAGAGAAATCTCCGTTAGATCCTTTTGACATTTGAAGAGCTAAGAAAGATTGCTCTAAGTCAAACTGACAAATCTGAGCCATTGCAGAAAGTGCACATACGTCAATTTCTTTAGCATCTAGGTCATCAGATGGTGCAGTAAATGCACAAGTAGATGGTTGTAAGATGTTACCGAAAGTAACACTAGCTAATTTAGTTTTGTACTTTACTCCTGGCAAAGAACGGTAGTTATCAGCAGTATCCTCAGACAAGTAAGCCTTAGAATAGAATGCCTCAGGGTTAGCTGCTAATAAAGCAGTTGGGTCAACTTGTAAGTCGAATTTTAATTTACGCATTTTATTTGTTGTTTATGAATTTGTTTACACTTGAAAATCTTTGATGTGCACTTAAAGTCACACCCTCACTCATCACCTCTTCCTCTACTTCTACAGATAGAGCCTCTTCCAATTGGTTTTTAAGGTCAGCTATCATAGCAAGTAGAGCATTCATTTGCTCATCCATCGCAGGCTTAACAATAGCAAGGATTGCCTCTGCATCAACTACAGGGTCAATTGCCATTGTTGTTTCCTCTGCAGGAACTTCTGCTGTTACTTCCTCTTCGATAACAGTATCTTCTAGAGCTACTTCCTCAGAAGCCTCTACTTTTTCAACATCTTTTACTTCAACTACTTTACCATCTTTTACGATGTAGATTTTTTCGTTGATGATGTGCTCGCCGTCCGGCAACATTAACTCATTCATTTGTGTATTTATTTGGGATTGTTTTTGCTCGTTTAATTTCATGCCTAAGTACCCCTCAATACTGAAACCTATCTGCTCCTGTGCTACAAGCTCAGCATAGTATTCTTTGTCAGTTACCTGAGCCGTTACCATTAGTGTACCCTCAGGTACTTCAATACCAAATGATGAGTAAGCTTTGTCCTCTTTTGGGTTATCTACTATCCATGCCTCAAGTACATAGGCAGGAACGGTCTTAGATTGGTCATGCTCCAGGTTAAATAGGTCTCGGTTGACCATCTGCTGCATGAACTTGCCATGAATTTTCTCTATCTCTTCCTTGCTAAACTTGACATTGTACTCTTCTTTGCTATCCTCATCAAAGCGATAAATCTCCATAGGTATCAAAGCAGGTGCAGTGATACGGTACTTGAGCTCATCCGAAAAGAATAAAGGCTTAGCTTGAGCACTGAATGCCATCCCCTTAACTTTGATTGCAGGAGTAGCTGTAAAAGCTATCTGCTCAATGCCAAGGTCCTCACCATTTTCAGCGTATGCTGGGTCAATGGTAATCTGATAGGTAGGGATATTGTCTTTTGCCATCTACCTATATTAAAAAAAACGTATATTTGTTCAAAAATTATAACATGATAACTATCTTAAACAAGGAAATTCCTAACCAAATTGAAGAGCTCAACATTGAGCAATTCGAGGCAATTACTGAAATCAATAACAATCAGGAACTTGACCCCATTGATAAGCACCTCCAGGTGTTTGCTTACCTTGGCATCCCTGAGTCTGAGTTCTGGGACTATGATGTGGCTGATTTTGTGGGGATGGTAAAAGAATTTAACTCAGCAGAACGCAAAGAATATCCAACTATTGAGGAGCTTGAGATTGAGGGCTACATCTACAAAGCACAAATGAAGTTAACTGTACGTGATACTAAGATGATTGAGAAAGTAGCACTAAGAAAAGAGAAAGGATATATCTCTGAGATGTTAGCCATCATGTTCAAACGTGAAGACCTTACACCCACTGAGCACTACACCGATGCACACATCAAGCAGAAAGCAAAGCTCATCCGTAAATTGAATGCTGGTATCTCTATTCCATACATGATGTTTATTGCACAAAAAATAGGACAACAAGCTAATGATCAAGCTACCCAAGCAGTGGAGCCAAGTAACGCTTGAGCAGTTCATTGAGTTTAGTCAGATAGATAAAGAGCAGGGAGCCTACCACTACAACAGTGAGGCTCTTTCTATTTTATCGGATGAGCCTATTGATGTCATTGAGGACCTTGACGTGGATGAGTTAGCAGAACTTGTTAACGAGTCTAGATGGTGTACCTCTGAGCCATCCAAAAGATACAAGCATGAGGTGTTGGGGATGAAGTTCAAGCCATTCAGCAAGCTAACCCTTTACGAATATATTGACCTTGACTATTTTTTTAGTAATAACTACATCATAAATCTTGATAAAGTATGTGCTATCCTGTACCGTCAAACTAAACTAAATGAATGGGGTGATGAAATCATGGAGCCTTATGACTTTGACTGCAACATTAGAGCTGAGAAATTCCATGACCTACCAATCACCGATGTGTATGGTATTGTTCATGAGTTCCTGAAGTTTAGAGATAACTTTCTCAAGACCTATGAAAACTTATTTACCGGTGACCTAGATACTCCACTCACCGATGAAGAGAAAGCTAACATGGACCCTGAAGAAATTAAAGAAATAGAGAAAGAACAGACTCAAGTAAAGTGGTCATGGGAGCAAACCATCTACGGCTTGACTAATGGGGACATAACAAAGAGTGATAAGATAGGTGTCCTACCACTCGTCTATGTTTTCAATATCTTGTCTATGAAGAAAGAGTTAGACATCTAATGGGAACCCAGGAGTAAATCCTGCAGGAGGGTCAAGTGCCTCAAATGTGTATACAATTTTCTGCTGTTTTTCAAGTACCTCAACAGCCTGTACTAATGGGTACTTTTTAGTTAACCATTCAGTGTACTGTCTATAAATTTCAGCTGTGATACCTCTACTATTTAATTCATCCGTAAATTCTGCTACGAAATCACGAGGGGTGATCACTCCACCATTCACTAAATACGCACCATTGTTAAGGAATATAAAGTAGTACATGGCTACTATTTGTATCTCTAATTTTTGGAAGCCTGTTATCTTAGCATTGATACGGATACTATCTACCAACGTACCCTCACTATACTCACCTAGTTTACTGTCAACTATCCTTTTAAGTATAGTAGCCATCTTTCTCCTAGTAGGATATAGCACATTAAACTCCCCTGTGTTTGCGTATCTAGCCATTTTGCTCTTCTTTTAATTTCTCTAAGTACTGCAATAGAGGTAGGGCATACTTCATCGGTAGCTCATTCAAGTAAGCCTTAATCTCTTCTAATTGTTTTTCGTCTAATTCTATCATGATATTATTGTTACTCCTATAGCATCTGCTACATATTCATTAACTACGTTATTGTCAGTACCCCAGGTTGCGAACTGCTCATCAGTCATGGTGTAGTTACCATCCAATAGTCCTATACCTTGCTCATCATATAGTTGCCAATAGGTTTGAGCTGTGGTAGCATTAGTTGCGAAGTTAAGTACAAGCACTGACATCTGAGATGCTATGCCTTTTGTTGGTATGTTAAGTGGTTGTATCTGTATCATTATAGTGATGTTATTGTTTCCCAAGCTGATGCAGTTCTAACACATAGCTTGTTTAATGTTGTATCATATACCACTAAGCCTGCAGCAGGTGAAGCTATTGCATTCTTTTGTACTGTTGTCATTCGTGGAGGTAGGAATCCTTTTGTAGTTGAATCAATGGCTAATTGTGCGGATGCATAATATGTACTTGCACCAAAAGTTATGTTTGTTGTATCTCTATCACGTACATAATAAATATCCCCTGTCCTATTAAATAATTTTAAATTATAATAAGTTCCATCATTAAAAACAGAGTGCCAAAAAAAAGTTGAATTACCAACTCTCCAAGTAAAACCAATAGAACCACCCGTTCCTTGACCATTTGTTCTAGCCGTAAACCCGTTCACAGTATTAGTTCCCGAAGTGGCATTAGCCATGTGTCCAATGGCTTCCGCAGTAGTTGTAGTCATCAAAGTACCAACACTATTGTTTTGCAATGTGCCTTGTATTCCTATTGCACCGTATGCAATCCCCGTGCTACTTAATGAACCTAATAAAACTAAAGCCCTTGTTCCCGTGTCCGTTGTGGATATACCATTTAATAAAATTGAATAGGTACTTGTTGGCGTACTATTTGTAAATTGTGCTTGACCTGTAATTTGCCCACTAACCCTCGCAGTGCCATTCACATCTAACTTAAAGCCTGCATTAGTTGTAGTACCTATCCCTACATTTCCATTAGAAAAGAAACGGCTTGATGTAGTGCCTGCTATGGTTAAATCAAACCCACCTTGAGTTAATGTTCTCGCAGCAGTCAGTGTGCCATTTGCAGTGTAGATGTTACTGCCTGATACAGTCAAATCTCCACTACCTAGTATTGAGCTACCATTGATTGTCTTAATGTTGGTAGCACTAACAAGAGTATCCTGCTTAGCATTCAAGGCACTCTGTAAGTCTGTTTGACTAGATAGTGTTCCTGTGATACTCCCCCAGGTTGCACCACCCGATGCTGCTGCAATTATCTGAGCACCTGTAATGGCTGTGTTAACAGGTAAGCCACCCACTATAGAAGTACATTCTAGTAAGTCAGTAGGCTGTAGGTTTCCGGTATGCGGTGTGAGGATAGGTCTCCAATCTCCCCACCAATTTGGTGCACTCATACCTATATTAGTTTAAGCCTCCGAAATGTTTATTGTAAAGGCACTGCACAGTTAGTCCAATCATTAACCGTTAATGTTATGTTCATAACATAGCCTGCAGCGTAGTCAAGTAGATCGTTGTTCAAAGGTTGGAAGTTAGGTATACCAATCACATCAAAGCTATAGTCATTGCTATAGGTGAAGTAAACATAAAGGTCATTGAGTATCTGCTGTGTATCGCTTAGGATTGTTATGATGTTAGCCCTATCTTTTTGAATAATATCAAAGCAGTAGATGTCAAAGTTAAACTCTGAGGTGTTATCTGCAGGGTTAACAGTTACCGGCACAATAAAAACAATGGGGTACTTCTCATCCTGAGTAGCGAAGTTAAATAGCTGTTCCTTAAAGTCACTACCCACCTTTTTAACCTGGAGGTGATTGTTGTAGAACTGCTCAATGTGGTCGATGATTGCTTGTAGTGAGTTCATTAGAGTTCAGCGTTTTTGTTAATCTTAGTTATCTTATTTTGTACGTTGGTTATTTGTGTCTCAGATACTACAGCTGTGACGGTCATAGAGCTGTTATTGCTATCACCTCCTGCACTCATCACATTGCCTGTGTTAGCTGAGCCAAACAACTGAGCTGCTTGAGGTACTTGCTGTGCTACGTTAGCACCACCACCCTCAGCACCACCGCCTCCACCTCCTGATGTTGGAGTACCACCTGAGGTAAGTATCTGCTTAGCCTTGGCTATGTTGGTAGCAATCTGGATGATACCTGTAGCGAACTGAGCAATACCTGCAGCACCTGCTGATACTGAGTTCAACGGGTTAGCTTGTGATGCAGCAACTAATGAAGAGATAGCCTTGGCTGTATCAATACCAATCTGTATCAATGCATTGGCCTTATTGAACTTCTCTAGTTTCTTTTGGTCCTTGATGAATGCACCACCTACCTCATTAATACCATTAGCTATATCGGATGCTAGCTGTAGCCTTGCATCTCTTTCTTTTTGTGCGTTCTCAATAGATGTTTTCCTAGCATCATCCTCAATCTTTTGCTTATCATCTTTCAGCTTTTCAGCAAGAGCTAACTGTAAAGCAGCATTACCCTCTGCTAGTTTATAGTCCTCTTCATACTTAAGCTGTAGTGCTTGAAATTTTCTTTGGTCCTCAGTGAGCTCTGCATCTGCCAATGTCTTAGCTAACGTTTGCTGTTGCTTCAGCTTAGCATCTGCTCTCTTCTGATTTTCTGCCTCCTCCTGTTTATTGTATAATTCAGTTAACGTTTTCTTTTGCTCCTCAGTTAGTGTGGTATCTGCCAACGTTTGAGCTCGTAGCTTGTCATACTTAGCCTTAGTCATGGCTAGCTCTTTAGCTGTTCCCTCCTCCATCATCTGTAGCTGTAAATCAGCTATAATCTCATTACCTTTCTTGAGGTTATCTGCCTCAGTCTTAGCCTTGTCCTCTGCAAGCTTATTGATCTCCTGCTGCTGTTGAGCTAGATACATCTCATTAAACTTAGCTTTCTCTGCTGCTGTTTTATTGGCATCATTTTTAAGGTCATTCATTAACCTAGCATACTTCTCATTTACTATAGCTATCTCCCTCTCATTAACATCCTTGATTTGTGATAGCTCAAAGTCTCTCAATGTCCTAGCGTTATCCAATCTATTCTTAGCTGCTTGCTTAGCTCTCTCCCTAGCTTTCTCTGCTGCTGCTGCTGCCTCATCTCCTGCTTTCTTATCTGCCTCTTTTTGGTCTTGTATCTCCTGAGCCTTGATGCGTTTACGTTCATTGACTCCTGTTTGGATGATTTTACTTTCAGCCTCAATCTGCTTTCTTAACTCTTGTCGTTTCTTAGTAGCCTCTTCACCCTCTTGATGTCTCATTGCCTCAAGGGCTTTCTTAGCTGCAGTCTTTCGCTTAATAGCCTCTTTCTCCTGTGCTCTTGATTTGTCTAGCTCAAGCTGAGTGGTATCCTTACCGGATATCTTAGCCATGGCAATCTCCTGGTCATAGCTCTCACCTATTTTCTCACTACGTTTCTTTGAACTTTCTGCTACTTTCTCATTGGCCTTAGCCATCTTTTCAGCGTTCTCATCTGCTGCATAACTACTCAATCCTAGCCAATCACTCAAAGACTTGAGGCCCTCAATCAATGCATTGATAGGTATCATTAAAAAGTCAAGTACTTTCTGTAGCACCCCTATCTTGTGTAGGAATATCACAATGGCTGCCACAATAGCAATGATAACAGCTATTAATAAAAAGATAGGGTTAGCTAGAATGGTAGCACCTAATGAAACAAATGCACTACCAACAGTCATGATAACGGATGTCAGTGATTTGAATGCACCACCAATAGCCTTAGGGTCAATGTTACCTAGAGTACTTTTGAATACATTAGCCTTTTGACTAGCCTCCTCAAAGTCAAGACTAAGCAAGCTATCCTTAATACCTCCTAAGCTGTTGGATACCTGCTCAAACTTGGAACCTGTCGCAAAGGTATTCACTGCCTCATTGGCATCTGCTAGTTGGTCCTTAAGTTCTCCTGCCTTTGCCGCTAACCTGGCAATATCCTCGGGGTCAGTTGCCTCAGCAATAGCACCCTTTAATGATTTTAATTCCGCCTTAATGGCGCCAATGCCGCCGAGCTTTAATGGTATTTCTACTTCATTCATGTTATGGCTTGTAATATCTTATCTCAAGTGTGGTATAGTTAAGGTAGTTATCTACATACCCCACACCTATCTGAGTTGTTAATATATAAATGCTATTGTTACTTGGGATGTACTGAGCACTGATCACCCCGTCATAGTTTACGTTGTTAATCATGACAGTCATCTCACTTGATAGGATGGTTCCTATCTCCCAATTTTGTATGAACCCCTCATACTCACCTTGGTTATTTCTAACCCATAGGATATCTCCAAAGCTACCCTCTTTCACATCGGCTACAGGGT